TAGCGGTCTTAGCGGCTGCTTTGAATGCAGCAGCAGTCGGCCTGCCGGCTTCGCCCTTGCGTGCCATGCGCTCCTTGCTGCCAGCCGCAATACGCTTGCGCTTGGCGGCGATGTTGGCGTAAAGACCGGGTTTCTTTTTAGGCACCGTATCGAGCGCGCAGGTGATCCAAGGTTAGCTCTGAGCCGTCGTCGCGGACCAATTTGGCGATGGCATCCTTAGGTCCGTACTTGGCGGCCAGTTTGTCGAAATAGGCGACCTTGCTGGCACCTAATGCCTTGGCCTTAGTTGGCAGGTCTTGATTGCTTAGCCATTCCCCGTAGCTCATGTTGACCGGCACTTGCCCTGCAGCGCTAGCACGGGTTGCGGTTGTTGACGGCGGCAGGATGTCGGGGTCAATTATTGGAACAGTCGTGCTGCGGCAGTTGAAATGCTGCGGTGGCATTGGGCCGCGGCCATATTCAAACTCACGGCCATCTAGCGCACGGCAAATGCTGCTGGTGCGAGTATCAAGCGTGGCCACGTAGCGATATTTTTTTGTAATGTCTTGATTAGCCTCATACACCTGCTGACTGGCAGTATTGGCTACTTGGTTCACGCTAGTGCGCACCAGTGTGATGACCTGATTGTCAGCAACGGCGGTTGCCTGCCCGCCTGCTGCGATGAGCTGCCTGACGTTCCTGGCACGTTCGCCAAACTCAAGGCTGCCGATAAGCCGCTTGGCGATGTCAGGTGTCGGCTCACCGGTCAACAACCCTTGGCGCACCACTTGCGAGAACCGCTCGGCTTGGTCTACCGCGATGCCACGAAATGCTTTGCTGACCACCTCGCCATTGGGCAGCGTGATGGTGGCACCTTGGGCAGCGGTAAGGCTAAAAGTCTGCGGTGCGCCCTGCACTGCGGCAAACAAGTCATCACTTAGCGCCACCACATTAAGCTGCGTTGGGTCTGTAGTGACCACGCTTTGCGCAAACTGCGGGCTAATCTCCACGGTGCGGACTGCGTCACGACTGCCAGCCGGTAATGCACGCGCTAGCTGGTCCGCGACAAACTCCGACTGCAGCTCCGCGATGCCTTGCAGCTCCACTGCTGTTAGCTCGGTGCTGTCACCTGCCCAGGTCGCTAGCGAGTCCTTGAGTTGCGCAAGGATGCCACGTAGCCGTGCAGCCTTGACTGGTGCAGCAAGCTCATCAATGGTGCGTAGCTGATTGACCGCATCAATGATGATGTCGTTATAGGCATTAATGATGCGCCGCGCAACGCTATTGCTGAACCTGTTTAGGTCAATCGCGTTGCGGTATAGCGCTTCTGGTGTACTCATTCGATGATGCCTAACTGGTCTGGGCGATACTGCGACCTGATGCTGACATCAGCGCCACGGGCAAGCGCACCACGTACCGCGGCAGCGAAAGCGTCGTAACCATTCTGGCCATCTTCCATGATGACCATTTCGTCAACCTCATCAGCTTTGCCGCCTTTGTAATACTTCATGCGCACAACCGCAAGCACCTCATCAGGCAAGTTGCATATGGTGTAATCAAGCCCCTGCTGCCTCGGCTTCTTCGGTTCCACCAAAATCATTAGCGCTACCAGCCAGTCTGTCAGCCAGTCCAGCAGATGGTACGTCAAGCCCCGCATTGGAAGTAGCCTCCAGCTCTTCGTCCACATCAAAGTTATCGCCTAGCACATCGCCTTCGGCAAGTTCGGTCAGCAGGGTTTCTTGGGTAATGGTGCCAGCGGTGTACAGCGCCAGCAGTGACTGGATGTCCTGCGGCTCAAGCCGTGCGCCAAGGAAGTCACGGTTCACGTAGGCGCTGCCGGCAGCCGTTGCATTGCCGAGATACTGCGCATGAAACTGCAGGCAGTTATCAATCATGTCCTGCATATTTTGCGCAATCACCATCATGGTGCTGTCGCCTTGGCTGCGGTCGATGCGCTTTGCCTCGGCGGTCTCAGCCGATAGCTTTTGGCCTAACACTGCCGACAGGCCCAGCTCGTTAATTTGCAAGGCAAGCTGCTCAAGCCTGCGAAACTGCGCCTCAAAGGATTTGCCGGCGGGTTCGATGTACTCAGCGCGGCCATCAGCAGGGAATGCAATCGCCTCGCCGGGGCCAGCGCTGACTTCTTCTGCTGCAGACGGGAAGCCATAAAACGCCAGCATCGGCACGGCTGAGATGTGAAGCTGGTTGTCGAGGTCAGACTGAATCTGGTAGGTCTTCAGATTTAGCTCTGCGATGTCCTCAAGCGGCGGACGTGACTCCATAAAACCATGCCGCTGCGCATAGGCAACGCTGAACGGAATTTCGCTGAGGCTGGTGCGGCCTTCGTCAACAATCTTGAAGTCGCTGTTGTCGTCCTTGCGGTGCAGTTGATACTCACCAGGCGTCAGCACACGAATCTGCTGCACTTCTTTTTCGCCATACAGGCCATCGGGCACGGTGACCACCTCCGACAGCCTGAGCTGCGTTAGCACTTGTTTGCCTTCTTGCTGCTCGGTGCGCCAGCCAAGGATTTGCCTAGGCGTGTAGGTCACCCAATAGGGTCTACCCCCATTAGACGGTGCATCCACCAAAACACCAACGTGGCCATAACGGACCATTTTGCGGGTTGTTTCATAGGTCCAGACATTGAGGTCATTTCCTTGCAGGTCAACGTCAAACAGTTGCTCGCGGATGACATCAGCGGTGTCATCCAAACGCACCGGCTTACGGGTGAGCATTCCAGCCAGCATCCGCTCAAGGCGAACGTAGTACGGCGGCACCACGCTGCGTGCTAGGCGATTGTCGTAGGACTCGTCCAGCTCGCGTGGCTCTTGCGGCAGGTAACGGCGATGCTTGCGACGCATACCGTAAGTGCCTTGCAGCAGGTCCTCAATCAGGATCCAATGCTGCTCCTGCGCAAACCATGCCGTATTCGGGTCTTGGACTTTTGTGACAGTCCGCTGCGCTAGTGGCCGGTCGTAGAAGTTGTATCCGGTGTACATGGCTAGACAGGCCGCTTGATGACAGTCTTGGCGGTGCCATCAGGCTGCACCTTGATTACATGGTAAAGGCGCGGCTCATCACCCTTGGGTTTAAGGATGCGACCAACGGCGGTGACGGTGGGGCGGGTCATGGGTTTAAGATGCTTTGGGCTTGATGGATTCCCAGGGAATAGTAAAGTTTTGCGTTCCTCCCTTGACGGTTACGCTTTTAGCATTTACCTTCACCACTTCACGTTTGCCATAAAGAACTCCCTCAATCGTATCTCCTTTTTTAAGACCTTTGTGAGAGGCCTTAACAGCATCAGCTTTTTTGGTTCGTGCTTTAGCTGCGTCTCCTTTGTTGGTAGTTGCCAATCGCTCAAGATTTGCGGCTCGTGATCTTTGCTGCGCCGCTTTTTCCTGAAGCTTAAAGGATCTTTCAGTTTGTGCATTCATCCTAGCCCTGCCGGCTAGGCGGCCAGGCTGAGTATTGAACGCCGTATTGCCTGCAGTATTTGCAGCCTCAAACATGCGGCTAGCCTTCGCTTCGTTTTTAGCAGCAGCATTGCTTAGCATTGCAGATCTTGCAGCCCAGCGCTCTTTTTGAGTACTAGGTTTGCCCATTGCAGCCCTTGCCGCTCGTTTTTCGTTTATGCGCGTTGTTGCTTCCCTGATGTTGCGCTTAAACGCCATTGAGTTATCACGCGCAACTTTACCAGTTGCTAAATAATTTTGCGCTTTTTTTAGCGTAATACTGCTCTTTAGAGTTTTGACATCACTTTTTTGATTAACTAATAAACCTTGACTTCGCAATTTAAGATTGAGGGCCAATTGTCTTTCGGCACTAATGGCTTTGCGATTAACTCGTTTTGCAACTTTAGCCGGCTCATTCCCTTGCGTTCTTGCGATTGATTTAGGAAGAGTGTTGCTAACACGCTGCGCCCGCATAGTCTTTGGGCCTGCTGGTGTCGAGGGGATTACAGATTCTCGATTGGCCGAGAGTTTTCTGCGTGTTGCAGTTTTGATCTTGAGTCTGTCGGTTGCGGCTTGACGTGCGCTTGATACCTGAGGCTTGGCTTTGATCGCCCCAGGCTTCAGCCCCCTAGGCTTGCCAATGGTGCCCTTGGGCGCAGCGCTGGCCTGCATTGTTTGCGTCTTACGCTTATTGCCAGCAGCAGTACGCAGCCGCCCGCCGCGTGCAGTGGCGCCGCTGCCGCTGCTTGCAAACCTGCCTCGGTTGTCGCGGCTGTACTTGCGTGCCATCAGTCTTCCTCGGCCTCAAGGACTTGCTGAACAAGATCGTGCTTAATCAATTCGAGGTAACCAATCACCTCGGCGGCACTCATGCCGGCTTCAATCATTGCGTCGATTGCAGCGTTGAGTTGGTCCATGGATGCCGTGAAGATGCAAATAGTCTACGGCTTCAGGTTCTGATGGCAGGCGGGGTGGTTGTGGTGTGCCTTAACAGCTTGTTGCTTGCCGCTGTCGTAACCGGCAACGTAAATCATGGCTAGCAGTACGAGTGCTGCAATGCGGTTGGTAATCACGGGTGGGATGGTGATGGACAACAGCATCATGCCACCCCGTGCCGCCGTGGTCAATAGAGCCTAACGCCAGTTCCGCGACCGGCACCAGCGTGCAACGGGTTGAACTCACGCCAGACCAGATACCCCAGCGCATCGTTCATGTGGTCAAAGCCTGCGTCCTTATCCGGTTCGCCCTTGTCGG